ATGGGCAAATACGACGACGACGACGACGAAGTCACGACCACATCCACCAAGTACAGCGATTCGGACGCTACTGATACAGACGAGGTTCCTGCTTCCGCAGGCCGTGTGATCAAGCGCGGCTGGGGAGCGGTTGAGGAGACGAAGGCTACAGATAGCCCCTTCGCTCAGCGCCTCAAGGTCACCACTGACAAGGTGATCATCAAGTTCCTGGAGGACGACCCTTACACCTCCTTCCGTCAGCACTGGATTGAGCGTCAGGGGCAGAAGAGCTTCACCTGCACCAGCAACATCCACGCCAAGGGCTGCCCGCTTTGTGATGCAGGCGACCGCCCTAGCGCACGCTTCTGCTTCAATGTGGCGTTGCTCATCGAAGGTGAGGAGCCGTTCGTCCGTTCCTACGAGGTCGGCCCCCGTGTCGTGGACTCCCTCAAGAACTTCCACCAGGACCCGAAGATGGGTCCTCTCCCGAAGAACTACTGGGCTGTCAGCAAGACCGGCAAGGGCGCAACGTCGCAGACGAACCATCAGATGGTCAAGGCTGGCGACCTGGAAGAGGACTGGTCGTTGGACCCCATCACTGAGGCTCAGCTTGCTGCGCTCAAGAAGAAGGCGTACGACTCCAGCATCGTCAACATCCCGTCCTTTAAGACCCTGCAGCAGATCGCTGCTGAGGAACTTGGCGGGGACTGACCCATGCAGCGTGGCCCTCAAGCCACGTATGTCTCAACACTAGAAGAATTGGACACGCTTGTCGCTGCTGTGCAGCAGGCAGGTGAGTTCTGCTTCGACGTTGAGACGCGTGGCAACGTGCACCATCACTCCGATGTGATGGCGTTGATCGAACGTGAGTGGCAGGAACATGAAGCTACCCTCAAGACTGCTAGCCCCTCTGTAAGAGAGCGGTCCCGTCAGTCCGTCGTGGACCGCTGGCAGAGTTCTCTGCCACTGGACACGCTGCGCAATGAGGTGTACTGGGTTGGTATCGCTATCAATGGTCGTTCCTGGGCAATTCCGATGGGTCATCCAAACGGTGAGGTCCTCGTTAACGAGGTTAGGGGGGATGGTTCGACCATCCCCCCTCCTGGTTACCGCAAGCTTCTCTCATCTGGCAAAGAGTCGATGAGCAAGGCGAAGTACTTCATTCCGGCAGAGTTCACCCCGCCCCCCGGCCAGCTAACACAGGACCAAGTCTTCTCTGCCTTGGAGCCTCTGTTCATGGACGAGCACATCGTCAAGGTCAATCAGAACATCAAGTTCGATGTGAAGTCGATTGCCAAGTACTACGGTGGCGAGCTTGTCAAAGGTCTGTTGATCGATACTCAGGTTCTCATGCACATCGTGAACGAGAACCTCATGTCATACAGCCTCGTCAACATCTTGGACCATGAGTTTGGGCACAACCCCTACTTCCGAGACGGCAAGATCGGTAAGACACTGGTCACTGAGCCGTTCAGTAGGGCATGCCGCTACGTGCACTACGACGTGCGCTGGACCTGGCTGGTCTACAAGCGCCTGTGGCGGCAGATCACTGCTGTGCCGTCGCTATACCACGCCTTGCAGATCGACCTCCCTGCGGTGCGTGTAGTGGCGCAGATGGAACTCAACGGCATCCTGGTGAACACGCGTGAGATGAAGAACCTGGGTAGGGACTTGGACATCCAGACCAACGAGATCATCAGGTCCATCTCTGAGCATGCCCCCCTGGGATTCAACCCTGACTCCACCAACGACAAGGCACACCTACTCTTTGGGAAGAAGCGAGAGGGGGGCCTTGGGATGGCTATCACCAAGACCACTGAAACTGGTAAGCCCTCTGTAGATTCTGATACCCTTGAGAAGCTCAAGGGTAAGCACCCCGTAGTAGACCTACTTCTCCAGTACGCAGAAGTGAAGAAGATGAAGTCCACCTACGTGGAGGGAATGCTTCCCCTACTCCACACCAACGGTGTGCCGAAGTTCCACGGGCGAGTCCATCCTCAGTTCCACTTCCATCGTACGGCTACTGGGCGCTTCTCTAGCAGTGACCCCAACCTGCAGAACATCCCTCGCGATGGTCGCATGCGCTCCCTGTTCGTAGCCGCCCCCGGCGACAGCCTTGTAGTAGCTGACTACTCACAGATTGAAATGCGCATCATGGCTATGTTCAGCCAGGACCCGGCCCTGCTCAACATCTTTGCTAACAACATCGACGTGCACACTGGTACTGCCACTGTCATCCTGGGGCGCGAGCCTGTCGACAGTGAAGAGCGCAACATCTACGGTAAGGTGCCGAACTTCCTCATGGGATACGGTGGGCAGGCTAAGCGCCTGGTAGAGGCAACCAGTGGAGCTATCACCTTGGAGCGTGCGCAGTTCATTGTGGACGGCTACAACAACGGCTACGCCGGTCTGACCACCTGGAAAAACCGAGTGCTGTCCAAAGCCCGTAAGGACGGGTACGTAGAGACGCTGGGAGGCCGTCGCCGTCGACTCCCAGACCTCTCCGCAGACCGTTCATCAAAGGACGGCTGGGTTGCTAGGGGCAAGGCAGAGCGTCAGGCCATCAATGCAATCATCCAGGGCACTGCTGCAGAGATCTGTAAAGAAGCTATGGTTCGACTGGACAAAGAACTTGAGTGGCCTAAGTGCAAGATGCTTGTTCAGGTGCATGACGAACTGGTAGTGTCCGTTCCTACGGACGAGTTGGGTATTTGGATTCCTACCATCGAACGATGCATGGGCAACAACGAGATCCTGACAGACGGCAAGGTAGCCCAGGGAGTTAAACTAGAAGTGGAAGCTCATTCAGCAGGCTCTTGGAGCGAGGCAAAGGGATAACGTGATCGAATCAGAAGACGAGCGGGCATCCAGCCAGCGTAACTTTCTACTCAAGCTTTCGCCCCAGCTAGGGCATGTGCTAGCCGAGCAGCTTGGTGGATTTGTCACACCAGGGACCGACTCAATGGAGTCCGAGATCAGAGACACGCTTGGCCTTTGGATGCGGCTGTACCACTCTGGCGCAACTGCCACCATTAAGGATGCTTCGTGGTGGATGTCTAGGTTCACTGACAAGTACGGAAGGCTCCCCCGTGAAGAGGCTGTCGCTAAGAGCGATGAGCTATCATGCTTTGCCATTGCAACCATCGGTCTGCTTTTAGACCAAGGCATTCTGAAGTTCACGAAAGAACCAGCGATTCCTAAACTGGTGACCTCTGATTACGATCCAGGCAATGAAGGCATTACAAAAGCTATCCTTGACAGGATGGAAGCCGCCCTTAACAAGGACAAGGAGAAGGACAAGTGAGTAACTGGTGGGCCAACAAGCTTGCACCTCAGGCACCCGCTAATCAGCGGGGCGGTGTGGTGCTTCCTCCAGCCATGCCTCGCACGGTACAACAGCCTCCCCACCATCAACCTCCCGGTGGGTACCAGCAGCCTCCCCAGCAAGACCCCGCTCTTGATAACCCCAACAGGGAACTCAGCGTGCGGGAGGCTATCTCTCGCTTCTCCGGTGGAGAGAGCGCACGCGTTGAGGGTGGCCTGTCCTGCCCGTCTTGCGGTAGTAAGACCGGGTATACGGAGTACCGTGGCATGGGTGGCATGTCGGCTGGCGTAATGGGCAACCGCCCCGCCCCGCACTGCTACGAGTGCGGCTTCAACGGCAAGTTCATGCAGGGTGATCAGGCTCTCTGGGCCTGACGCTTTCTTCTACACACACTACAAAGGACACGACATGGCAAAGGCCGCTGCTTCGGCAACCCCTAAGAAAGACCGGCTAGCCCTCATCGAAGAGCTAGCCGCAGAAGTAAACGCAAAGCTAGGCGGTAGCTTTCTGCTCAAGGGGAGTGAGACTCGTCAAGACGTTCCTCACACCACCACTGGCATTCTCGCTTTCGACCTTGCGCTGGGTGGTGGGTATGCGGCCAACCAATGGAACGAGATCGTGGGTGAGGAGAGCAGCGGTAAGACCGCTCTCGCCTACCGCATGGTCGCAGCCAACATGGACAAGGACCCCGAGTACCTAGCTCTGTGGGTTGCTGCAGAGGAGTACGTCCCCGAGTACGCACAGTCGTTTGGGATTGATCCTGAGCGTCTGTGGGTGGTTGAGTCGAACGAGATGGAGAAGGTTCTAGACCTCGTCCTCAAGGCCGTTGTGAATCGTGCTGTGGACTGCGTAGTCATTGACTCGCTTCCCGCCCTCGTCACCAACACAGAGGTAGCCAAGGACATGGGAGAGGCCAGCGTTGCTACTGGCGCACAGATCCTCAGCCGGTTCTTCAAGAAGTGCACGATGGCACAGCGCCGCTCCATGCTCGCTGGCGAGGACGACCGCCCCTGCACCCTTATCGCCATCAACCAGTGGCGTGACAAGATCGGTGTGATGTTCGGGGACCCCCGTACCACACCCGGTGGGAAGGCCAAGAACTACTACTTCTTCACCCGCATCGAAGTACGCAGGGACGAGTGGATTCAGGAGCAGAAGAGCAACCTTGACACCCGTGTTGGTCAGACCATCAAGATGCGTGTGATCAAGAACAAGACCTATCGCCCCCAGCAAGTCGCACAGGTAGACATGTTCTTTGCAGACTCTCCGGTCTTCGGCATGAAGATGGGGGACTTTGATACCGTAAAGGACATTGTAAATGTAGCGCTGGCGCTTGAGTTGTTTGAGGGACGCTACAAGTTTGAAGGCGAGCGCATCGCTTCCAACAAGGAGGAACTGTATGACGCTGTACGGCAGGATCTTGGCCTACAGCGTAAGCTTGTGGAAGTGGCTCATACCACCATCCTTAGGTCTTCGCCCTCCAGTTCTTTTGTAGAGCCGTCCGAGGAGCCGAGTCTGGAAGAGTTCGTTGAGGACTTCGCTGAGGTGCTGGAGTGATTCGCTTTCTACTTGGTGTGGTGGTCGGTTCTCTTCTGCTATCCATCATATTTGTGTGGATGGAAGACCGGCATACACGATGAGCCGTACTCCAGAGCAGAAGATGAGCGATGCTCAGGAGAAGCGAACTGCCAAGACATACGGGGGCACCCTTAACTTCATGAGTGGAGCCGGGTGGATGCGGAAGGCAGATGTCCGCACCCCCGACTTCATGATTGAGAACAAGACGAAGATGAGCATCGATGCTAAGAGCTACAGCGTGAAGGCTGTGGAGCTTCGTGATCTCACAAAGCGCGCTAGGTTGGAGGGCCGCGTCCCCCTCTTGCAGTTCGACCTAGGAGGGCACCGCTACGTGGTGCTGAATGAGACTGACTTCCTAGACATGATTGATGAGGACAAGTGACGGAACCCACTCCCTGGTACCTGGCTGACTACAAGAAGCAGTTCAGCGCTAAGAGCCATGAGCGGCTGCTGCCCAAGATTGAGGCAGTCGTATCCCAGCAAATGCTGGAACGAAACTCCCATAGGGACACGCTCCATAACCACCCGTCAGAGCTAGCCAAGACTGACTGGTGCCCCCGCGCCACCGTGTACAAGATCACCGACACCACCGTGAGCAACCCCGAGCACAGCAGCCTTCGCAGGCTGAACGTGTTTGCAGAGGGTAATGCTATTCACAGCAAGTGGCAGAAGTGGATGTGGGACACTGGTTGCTTGGTGGGCAACTGGCGCTGCAACCTTTGCGACCACGGGTGGATGGCCAAGTCCCCCACCTCCTGCCCCGAGTGCTTAGACTCTGACATCCGGTACCGAGAAGTACCGATCTTCGATGAGGAACACATGATCATCGGACACGCAGACGGTGAGTGGGAAGACTCCCAGGGCAGGGCACTCGTTGAGATCAAGAGCGTAGGTCTTGGCACCATCCGCTGGGATGCTCCAGACCTGTACGAGGGTTACGATAAGGGCGAACTGTCGCTTGATGACCTTTGGAAGCGTATCAAGCGCCCCCTCCTCCCTCACCGCAGGCAGATCAACTTGTACATGTACTGCAAGAAGATCGACAGTGCGATTGTCATCTATGAGTGGAAGCCTTCGCAAGAGGTCAAAGAGTTCCAACTCAAGTTCGATCCTGCCCTGGTGGCTCCCATGCTGGCTGGAGCAAAGCTGGTGAAGGAGAGCGTGGAGCAGGGTGTGCTACCCGAGCGTCCCACTGGATACAGGAAGAGCAAGGAGTGCAGGTTCTGCCCCTACAAGGACGGCTGCTGGTCATGAGGGTGATTAGGAGTGCACCGATCAGTACAGAAGAGTCCGGTGCTATCGAAGAGGCACGGCAGCGCCGCTTCCACAAAGCCATGGCTTTGAAGGAAGAGCTAGGACTCACCAAGCAGGAACGGTATGAGCTTGCTCAGCTACTTCCTGGAGTAGACAAGGACGATGGAGGGTCCTGGAAAGACCTCACCCCCAAGCAGCTTCACGACCTCATCACAATGATGGAGGGCTTTGTTTACATCACCCACATCCTCCAAGAGAGACTTGACACGGAAGAAGAAGCATGAGTACAGTGGCTTGCTATATGACTACAAGAGAGTGGACCATGAATCAACCTCTATCAGAGGTTGTCGTAGGTGACATCGTGGATACTGGTGACCGCATCGTGCGTGTTACTGGCCTTCAGGTGACGGATGACCTAGTAACCCTACACTTGCGTGAGGGCACCCCCTACGCTGCGGCCCCAGACAACCTGATCGATATCTTCCGATGATCGGCATAGGTATCTCAACTCGTAACAGGCCAGACTCTCTCCAAGCAGCACTCGCCCACTTCAAGGAGTTTCCGACAGAGTCAGCCAAGTATGTCGTCATTGACGATAACAGCGACGACGACTCTGCAGAGCAGGTAGTTTTTGAGTGCGGAATCCCTGGCATCATCTATCACAAGTCCCCCCATAGAATCGGTATCACCGGTAACAAGAACGCTGCATTGTGGGAATTGCGCGATTGCGATCACGTATTCCTTTTTGATGATGACGCTTGGCCCTCTGCACCCGATTGGGCAGAGAAGTGGATTCGTGCCAACGAGTCAAATGGCGTTGGGCACTCCATCTTCAACCTCACCTCAAGTCACCTCCGTAAGCTGGACCCCAATATCCAAGCGCTCATGGTGATTGAGCGTGAGTTCGGTCACGGATCAGCAAAGATGCTCTCGTTCTCCAACTGTCTTGGTCCATTGCTGTACTTCTCCCGTGCATGCCTAGACACCCTTGGTGGGTACCGCCCAGACCCTCCAACCCTGTGGGGGTACGAGCACGCAGCAATGTCACAGCGAGCGTGCTGGGCAGGGTTTACCCGTAACTGCAAGTATCTCGTACCGGCAATTGCCGACCAGTTGATCTTCAGTGTAGATGCCATGCGGTTCATCAAAGCTCCCCCGCTTGATGTGGTACTCACCACCGGCTCTTCCACTACGGAAGCGGAGAAAGCTCAAGGTGGGCTTAACTCCGTCCTCATGCAGGACACTGCTGTTTACTACCCGCTGGAGAAGCCGACATGGCTCATGTGATCATCCCCACCAAGTCCAACATGGCTGGACTCTCTGCTCTAGTACCACCCCTTCTCTCAGACCCTTTCGTATCCCTTCTTACCATCGTTGCTGATGGACCCCAGGCTTACGCTGCTGTCAGCAGTAGCTATCCAGAGCTAGATGTGCTGCAGACCGACCTTGGCGCTGGTATCCATGCAATGTGGAACCTCGCTATGGAACTCACCCCGGTCGGTCAGCACGTGCTATTCCTCAACGACGATGTACTGGTTACTCCAGACACTGTTCGTGGCCTAGAGCAGTCCTTGAATGACAATCCAGAACTAGGCATCGTGTGCCCTCAGTACGCACCAGTTCAGGTCCCTCTCCCTTACCAGACAGTGACTGGTACCTGCGGAGGTAGGTACGACGGCTCCGGTGGACTGGCAGGGTTTTGCATGATGCTGGCCTCCGACCTCTCTCTATCTTGGAGATTCGATGAGAGAATGAAGTGGTGGTGTGGAGACGACGACGTGCTAAACTGGGTCCGCATTACGCAGGGTAGGCAAGCCGGGATCACTCCCCTAGCCACCTGCTCCAACAACCAATCGTGGACCATCAACTACGATCCACCAGCGCATTTCAATGAGATAGTTGCTGAAGACATTCGCATTTACCACAGCAAGACCTACTAAGGGAGCACAATGAGCAAAGTCATGGTCACAGGTTCCGGTGGATTCATCGGAAGAGCAGTAGTAGGGGAACTTGCTTTCCGTGGCGTTGAGGTGGTGGAGTTTAACCTCCCCGATCACGACGTGCAGGATGCTAACGATGTCATCCTCACCTCACAGGGGTGCGACGGGGTGATTCACCTGGCCGGTGTGCTTGGCACTCATGAGCTTTTTGACACACCCCGCGTCGCAGTGGACGTAAACATCCACGGCAGTCTGAACGTGCTAGAAGCGTGTCGTATTAACGACATGCACTACGTCGGTATCACCATGCCCCAGGTATTCCCCTCCATCTACACGGCTACAAAGGTCGCCACCACCAAGCTGGCCACTGCCTACCGCCATACCCACGGTGTTCCTGTGTCCCATGTGCGGGCTTTCAACGCCTTTGGACCCGGTCAAGCGCACGGCCCCGGTCATCCGCAGAAGATCATCCCCACGTTCGCCTACAATGCATGGCATGGCATTCCTGTCCCCGTGTGGGGAGACGGCACGCAGGGTGTAGACCTCATCCACACCCATGAGCTTGCCAAGATGCTGGTAGATGCACTCAAGTTTGGTGATGACGAGGTGTTCGACGGCGGTACAGGCACTCCGTGGACAGTCAACGAAGTTGTCAATGAGGTGTTCCGCATTGTCGACAAGCCGATCAATGTGGAATACCTCCCCATGCGCAGAGGCGAGACACCCACCAGCATCGTAGCCACTGGAGAAGGTTGGGATCTCCTTGGCTGGAAGCCGCAGGACATTTCACTCGCTAGCACCGTCCACTGGTACAAGGACTTTGAACCCAAGTGAAGATCACAGTGATGCGCTCCGTGTATGGAGCTTACGACAACCCAGTCCCCCTGCCCCCGCAGACTCTAGAGTTTGACGAGATTCTTGTGACAGAGAGCAACGCTCCCCGTGCTCACATGCATCCTCGTCTGGCTGCAAAGCACGCAAAGTGCTGTCCTTGGGACTACACAGACGCTGACATGATCGTGTGGCTGGATGGATCTTTCCACGTCGTCCGTCCAGACTGGCTGGAGTTCATGCGTGATCAGTCTGAGGGTCACCTCATCTCCCAGTACACCCATCCGGTTCGCGATGATGTGCTCATTGAGGCTGACGTATCTGCCACCATGCTCAAGTACCAGTCGCAGGCAGTGCACGCCCAAGCGAACCACTACCTCAGCCTAGGACATCCCCGCCACTGGGGCATGTGGTCCACTGGTATCGCGGTGTACCGAATGTATGAACCTGAGCGTCTTCGTGCGTTTGGTAACCACTGGCTAGCAGAGCAGGTCCGTTGGACATACCAAGATCAGATCTCGCAGCCGCACGTACTCCGACTACACGGTCTTCGCCCCAATCCAATCGAAGGCGACCTGTATAACACTCCGTACTTCTTCATGTATGGGCACGCCAGCGAGGCTTGATCATCTCGTATGGACGTAACCGTCGTCATTCCTCACATCCCCGCTAGAGGGGGGTACTTAGCACAGGCTCTCCAGTCAGTGCGCAGGCAGACAGTGCCTGTTGCTGATGTGGTGGTAGAGCCTGACCTCACTATGGAGGGGGCCTGGGTCACTCGTAACCGAGGCATGCTGAAGGTCGACACCTCCTGGACCGCGTTCCTGGATGATGACGATCAGCTACTTCCCCACCACGTAGAGCTACTCACTCACTACGCTTACGAGTTCGACCTTGACTTCTGCTGGGGCTGGTATCAGGTGTTTGGTGAGGCTGGCGTAGACCCAATGCCTGAGAACCGTGGCAAGCAGTGGGACCCCGACAGCCCTCACTGCTTTCCCATCACGGTGTTGGTGAAGACGGAGTTCTTGCATTCCGCATACGAGCATATGGGCGGCTTTCAGCCAGACCCCGACAGCCTTGGTTCGTGGGATGTTCAGGACCTTCCAGTGTGGCTTGACATCGTAAAGCGACAGGGTGCCAAGCACATGGCCTTCCCAGAGGCCACGTGGCGTTGGCGGTTCCACGGTCACCACTCCTCTGGCTTACCCCTTCCTTGGCTATGGTAAACCGGGCAAAGCAGAAGGGCACCGACGCTGAGAACAGGGTGCGAGACTACGCCAAGCTGCGTGGGTGGGCGCACGCCGACCGTCTGACCCTGTCGGGCGTGAACGACCGTGGCGACATCCGTCTTGGTGATGGCATCGACTTCACCTTGGAGGTGAAGGGAGGGCAGGGGGCGCTGTCGTCTCCCCACTCCCATCTCAGGGAGTTGAAGACAGAGATGTCCAACAACGGACACCGCTTCGGTGCTGTCATCGCTAAGAAGCCAGGTAGCACACAGGTTGGCGAGGATTGGGTAGCCATGATGCCGGTATCGGTCCTGTTTGACCTGATAAATGTCCTATATGGGAAAGGCACCCCCTCTTAAAAACTGGGTGCACCCCTGGTCAGGCAGCCTAGTAGGCCCCCACCTGCTATCCTTCTGTTACGTACTCAAACCGTTTAGAAGGAGTTCACCATGTCAGATGAAGCAGAAGACGTAATTAAGGTGTCTGGTTCCAGCAATCCGCAGAGTGTAGGTTCGATTCTCGCCCGCTCCGTTGTTGCTGGCCATTCTCCAAAGATGCGTGCCATTGGAGCTAGCGCTGTAAACCAGGCTACAAAGGCAGCCGCTATCGCTCGCGGATTCGTCGCCCCCCGAGGTATTGACCTTCTATTTCTCATTGGGTTTGATGATGTCCCAGGTGAGAACGGCGGCACCATTTCCAGTATGACATGGAAGCCGGTCGCACGAAGCTAACCTGCTAAGATTCTCATAGTTCTAAGGAGGATTTCATGGCAAGGAAGAAGCAGCAGACACCGGCAGCACCGGAACCCATCAAGCGCGATCCCACGCCTGATCCTGTCAAGTCGTACACCATGGTGAACGACAATCCGAACCCACCCGAGCCTATGGGTATGGACCCACGCGTTGCCGCTCAGGAACGCAGCCTAGGCACAGGGTCGTCGCTCCACCGCAGGATTCTGGGTGAGCACGCATTCCACAGCTACATGTTTGGTCGTCGTGCTGTGGGAGTTGGGGACAGCGGTGTAGCCACTGGTGGCGGTGGGCCTCTTCCTGGTGGAGCCATTGTTCGCAGGAACGGCGAAGTCGTTAAGTTCTCTGGTGCCCCCGCCCGCACTGATTATGGACTTGTGTCTGACCTTTCTGGTAACCAGGGTCAGGCAGGTCCCCGAGTCACGCACGTGCCTGGGAGTGAGCCTAGTTTCGCTGGTGCTGAACCAAACGAGATCCGTCTTGCCCAGGAGATGGTTAACCGTCAGCGCGAGATTGAGAGCATGATGCGCGACTCCGGTGCCCCCGGCAAGGGAGCAGGCGGTAATACCAAGATGAACGATGTGGGCATGCGTGACGACACTCCCACATCGTTGCAGAACGCTCCAGTACGTAGCTGGATTGACGAAAGCATCAAACTCAAGAAGGACTGATGAGTAAGAAGCATCGCTTTACAGACGAATACGACGAAGAAGAGGATGACTTTATTCGTAGGATTCCTGGAAGGTACCAAGGGATTCTTAAACAAGAGTCTGTAGAAAAGATCCAACATGACAAAGACAGTTGGTATTGGGGGTGGTGAAATGCCAATGGAAGAAAGAATCATCTTTCGTAAGCCAGCTAGGCTAGTTTCCCAGAAGCAGACAGGACCACGCCCCATTCCACTGAGTACCGGGCGACCAGAGGCCGTTCAGGCATTCACTGAGGGCGTAGGAAATGGCCGCTAACTCGTTTACTTCCTGGCAAGGCGGTGGAGATCCCAATGGTCTGTTGGGGCCGACTCCGGTATTTAGAAGTGCTATCGACAAGGTCATGGTTGCTTGGGGCGCTGGTCCCGACACGCAATACCCAGACGGCTATTTGGGAACACAGCCCGCTACCAGTAGGCGTTCCGACAAGCTTCTCAACTCTGTGCACAGGACTAACTCTCGCCCCTACTCCAGGGGAGTGCACAAGGGTGAGCGCGTTAACCCAGGTGACTACATCTGGCCTGTAGAACTGAACATGTGGTCCGGTCTTGAGTTTGAAGCTAAGGGTATGAAATGGGCACCTGTGGGTGCCGACCCAGTCATGCTCACCAACGATGGCAAGGCTGGCCCCCGTGGTATTCCTCGCAACCTAGATCGTCCGCAAATGGAGATCATCGATCAGCAGAGGCGTTCTCGCCTTAAGTCACTAGCCCCTGGATGGAAATGATGAACCTACAATGGAAACAGTTCAACTTTAACAATCCTAACCGTACTGGATTCCAGGCATACGCAGACGATGGGTCGGCTGAGGTCTACCCCAATGCCGTGACATACGCTTCCGACCCAGAGGGTGCTAAGTGGCACGGCAATGTTGATAGCTTCGACGCTCAAGGGTTTGTTGGTCCGTATCGCACTCCTTACCGTGCCAAGGTGGCGACTGAGTCGCTCAACAAGAGAATGCAAGGCGCTTACAGTGCAGAAGACCGTGAAGGCATTACGAAGTCCCGTACTCTGAAGAACGGTAGAAAGTCCGTGCACATCCGTGAGTGGTGGTAGCACCATGCCGTGGACTGCTACTGATGCGCACAAGCATGACAAGGTGGATCACTGATGGCTAATCAGCTACCTACAGCAGGTCCGTGGGCTTCTCGTTCCGAGATGCTGGTAGACCAGGCACTACGCAACGCCCTAGCCGCCTCTCCAGACGAACTCCGCAAGATGCGCCCCATTGCATCTCCGCAACAGTTGTTCCCCGAGAGAACCGGGTTCGCAGCAAACCAGTCAGGAATCAATGAAGTTTTGAATGTAGATAGGCGTACGCCGACATATCGCTCATGGGTTAGCGGCATTATGACGCAATCTAGTGTGATTTCGGACTACACTTGGGAAGGCAGCAGTCGTAACTCAATGAGCGAAGGGGTGTTCTGATGGCTGGATACGTACCAAACCCGCAGACTCCCAATCCTTGGGTTTCTACTCCTGAGAAGCCTGAGATCAGCCAGCGCGCCCCATTCCCTCAGTACCACACATCTCCTGGGAACTACTACCGTCCAGGTGGCGGCAACGCAGAGCAGAACGTCGGCAGGAACACCGCTAATATCCTTGAAAACACGGCTTCGCAGTACCTGCTATGGGGACGAGGTCCTCAGCGTCCGCAGCAACAGCGACAGCAACAGCAGCCGTCTTCTAAGCAGAGTACTGTCCGTAGGAACACCCAGCAGAACCAGAACCAGAACCAGAACCAGAACCAGCAGAATCCGCAACCGCAGCAACCGCAACAGAATCCGAACTCTGCAGCGAACCGGCTAGGCAGGCCACCGTCCTCACAGGGTGTAAGCCCTAAGAACGTAAATACGCAAGGCATGTCCGTTCGTCAAAAGCTGGGCATCAAAGCAGCAGGACTTATTCCTGGCCTTATGGTTTATCCAAAAGCTCCACCTCCGCAGAGCTTGCTGACTCCCTCTCCTGCACCACAGCAGCAGCGTCCGCAGCAACAGCAGCCACAGGCCCAGCCGAATGCCGCAGTACTCCGTGGAGGGACACCGTCCGCTTCCGCGCAGCCTCCAGCTTCGCCCGACCTTTCTGGCAATCCCCTTAACGACCCGCTTGTTGGCGCTGCTCCCAGGCCCGCTCCGTGGAGTAAGGAGGGGCAGGGGTCGCTCGCTAAGGGCACCGTTCCTAGCAGTCTGGGTGGGCCGATGGTTGGCGAGCCATCCGTCGTTTCTACGCCGGGTGCTGGGCCGTCATCGTCCCCCCGTCCACCTTGGAGCGACGCTCAGCCCATCGTACCGGTCACTCCTGAGATGGACCTGACAAACTTTGGGAAGAAGATGAACGCCCCACAGTCGCGCACTCAGCGTCGGCAGGACCAGGCTCAAGCCCGAGTCGCCCCCGGCTCCCAACCAACACCAGGACCTGCTTCTCAAGTAGGTGCACAACCATCCGCAGCGCCTTCAGCAGGACCGCGGCGTGGTGGTAAGAGGCAGTCTGGATTGGGGCGCGGTCTAGGCAGCATTATCCCAGAGTACGAGTGATAGGATTTCAACTATGGCAGTTAACGAAACACGCAGCATGAACGCAGACCTCCGTGAAGGACTCACTGACGGAGTGGTAAAGAAGAGCACTCCCGACCGTGGTGGTGTTGTACAGCCGTCCGCGCTCTACGGTCAGCTTCATAGTGGTATCGGACACTATGACACTCTAGTGTCGGCTGTTGCTAAGGCTGAAATGGCCTTGCGTCAAACCTCTCTGCGCTGATACACTCTTTCAACTCGTTCTCACATTAGGAGCATTAACTTGGCACGCATGTTGATTTGCCGCACCCACAATACTGTGGATGTGCTTCCCGACTATGACACTGAGCAGGACATGGCAGGTGAGCATGACTTTCACCTCCAAGAGCGCATTCGCCAGCACCTGGACAAGTACGGCTCTGACCCTAACCGGCACGCGTCACTCATCATGCGCATTGAGGACGACGAGCTAGCTCTTCTTGATGCCTCCAAGCTCAAGCAGGCCATCCTTGACGACTCTTTGGAGTCGTACATCAAGGGAGAGCGCGAGCAGTACAAGCAAGACGCTCTCATGTGCTTCAACCTGCATAACCGTCCCGTGTACGGCATGCCTGGTTGCACTGACTACCGAGATAGCAGCAGGGCTATTGGCATCACTAAGGGTCTGTCCTCAGAGGAGCGCATGTACGTTTGCGACTTCTGCCCGTACCAGTCGTACGTGGACCACGCAAAGCGCAAGGCTGCTGGGCTGTACGGACGGTGATCACCGTTAACTTCGCTGTGCTGGCAAGGCCAGGTGCTGACTTCGCTCAGCGCATTCCTGATGCAGACGGTCTTCGTTTGTGGAGGACGCTCCACGATCAGAACCTGGGCAGGGTCGCCATTGTCGTTGATGACGATGTGCGCAGCGAACTCCTTGAATACTGGCTGAAGTCCCACAGCATTAAAGCTGCAATGTACGAGATTCTGGACTCTACCGACCCTGTCATCAAGGCAGAGAAGGTGCACCGGATGCTGGGATCGATGGGTCGTCCTAACGACTGGTATGTCGATGTGGACCCACGCACTGCTGCCCAGACACTGGCGCTGGGTATCCCTACGCTTCTCATGTCTGTTCCCTATGTGGTGCGCCCAGAGTGGGGTTCCTCTCAGAGGACTGCTAGGCAGTGGGGCGACCTTGTGGATGAGATCGACCGTCAAGCCATCATGCGGGCCGAGCGTAACTGGAACGAACCGGAGGACCTGCCCTCATGAAGATCGCCATGTCAGGTGGAGAGAAGGGCACCTACAGGAACATCCTGGTGGAGAATAGCGCCCCCCACATCGCTCTCAACATCACACAGTTCAGCATTCCAAAGCGTAAGGAACTCAATCTCAAAGAGCTTCTTAACAACGCTGAAGTGTACGTGTATACATCTGACGAGGACGAGGACGTTCACCGCTTTGACCAGTTCGTTCGTGACTACATCGATCAGATCGATATGGTCATCGGTCGCCCCGACTACGACGGTACATGGGTGGGGGAGAAGTACGTTCCCCTCTGGAACGACCCTAAGGACGAAGAGCGCCTAGCCCACCTGTGCCAGAAGTACGGCAGGGTAGCTATAAGTGATCGCGCCCTTAACCCAAGAACGCTTATGCGCATCAAGCAGCTTCAGCAGCGCTGGGGCTGCACTCTCGTTGCACTCACCAGCAAGGTCGACATGATCGAAGCGGTGCACTGGGATACGGTCATCGTGTCCTCCTGGACCTCCGTGGTCAGGTACGGAGAGACTCAGGTGTGGGACGGTCATGGGCTGCGTCGCTACCCTGCTCAGAAGAAGGAGAGCAGTCGCAAGAAGCATCGTGCCGATATCGTTCGATTGGGTATCGACTTCGACTCAGTGATTGAAGACGACGTAAAAGAGGTAGCCAAACTGGCTGTACTCTCCTGGCAAGAGTGGGAGAAAAGCACCTTTGGCACCTCCACTTTTGCGGCCTATCACCCCTCCGAGGGGGAGGACGAGTACGAGTTTGAAGGCCCCACTAAGGGTGAGGTAGTTGATATCTCCCACCTTATGCCACCTAAGACAAACACGTCGAATGGGCAGTCTCTTATTGATATCCAACGTCGCTCCCAGAGCGGCGAAAACGGCAAGGAATTGCTACCGGTTATCGGCATGGAAACGGTCATTTCAGTGGGTACTCACGACACCACTGACGGTGAGGATTCCTTTGAAATTAACCCTCAGCGTGAACAAGTGGTCCGTTACAAGACCTCTGGAATCCGCTCATGCGATAATTGCTATCTAGCTCCCCGCTGCCCTCGTTTTGAGGAACATACAGAATGTGCGTTTGAGTTGCCTGTGGAACTCAAGACCAAGGAACAACTTCGTTCTGTGTTGCGGGCCATGCTGGAGATGCAGACCAGCCGAATCCTCTTCGCCTCTTTCGCTGAGCAGCTTGAAGGTCAGGGCATGGACCCGGTCCTGTCGAAGGAGATGGACAGGCTCTTTGAGCTTACACAGCGCTTCAAGGACATTGAAGACACACGGGACTTGGTCAGGTTTGAGGTCGAAGCGAGGGCTGGCGCAGGAGTGCTGAGCCGCATCTTTGGTGACCGAGCAGCGGAGAAGGTCAACCAGTTGTCCGATCCACTACCGCAGGCTGCTCTGGACCAACTCATCCTTGACGCACAGGTCATTGACCCACCTGAGTGAGGGGCAGTATCATATCTTGATGCAAGAATCCACAAAAGACCAAGTGCCTTACAAGTCCAATGAGATCAGCAACAGGCGTGACCTCCTCAACGAGGCTGCAGAGCTAGTTGATGGTGACCGCAACGTGCAGTACGGAGATCCTATTGAGGACTTCAAGCGCACCGCTGACATGTGGAACGCGTACCTTGGTACCACCGACCTCAAGCCACACGATGTGGCGGCGCTGATCGCAATGGTCAAGCTGAGTCGTATCAGGTGGTCCCCCACCAAGCGTGATCACTGGGCAGACCTCGCTGGTTACGCAGCATGTGGCTGGGACTGCGTGAAACGGGAAGACAAGTGAGCAGCCACCCCTCAGTGTCTACGTCGCTCCTTCTGGACGCGGTCAGCACCAACACCGCTATCTCCACCTACAACGGTCACGCCTTCGACATCTACGACCCTTCATCGTGGGTGTTCGACATCGATGAGATCGCTCAGGCTCTCTCCAACACATGCCGCTTCGGGGGACACGTTGAGTTCTATTCCGTTGCCGAGCATTGCTGCCGAGTGGCCACCCTACTGCGGTCGCAGGGCTTCTCTGAGCGTGTGCAGTTAATCGGACTGCTGCACGATGCCATCGAAGCTTACATCGGTGATATCCCGCGCCCCATCAAGCAGACCATGACCCTCAACGACGAGAGCATCCTGGACCTGGAGAAGGGCATGGAGTACGCACTGTTCGGTTCGTTTGGACTGCTTTCAGACAACTTCAACTCTGAATGGGCCTCTATCAAGCGGGCTGCCTTCTCCATTTACGAGAAGGAACGCGAAGAGCGGCCGAAGGTCGGCATGGGTATGCTCCCCGCCGCAGCGAAGCGTGCGTGGCTACAGCACTTCCTTCACCTTACTGAATACTCACAGATGGGCTAATGGACAGTTGGCGGGTTGGCGCAGCGTGTAAGGACAAGCACCACGACCTCTTGTTCCCTCCGTTCTCCGATGAACGGAGTGTGCCAGAACACCGCTACTACGACATGGGCAAGATGCTGTGCGAGCACTGTCCAGTAAGACGTAAGTGCGCTGAGGCAGGCCAGGAAGAGGAGTGGGGTCTGTGGGGTGGACGCACCCCTTCCGAGCGTGCGTTTGGAGAACCGTTCACGCCCCCGCCCTTTAAGCTCATTCCAAGGTATATGGATAAGATTCCAAACCACACCTCAGAGCGCTTGGACATTGTTGCTGCGTGGACAGAGGTCCGCAGGTTCTCTGACAAGCGTGAGTGAGAAGTAATACTTGCTTTCTTCCTCTTCTAGCGAGTATCCTCCTGGCATGATCGATTTCAGCAAGATTCAAGAAGACGAGTTCACTGAGGACGCGGAACAGGTCGTTGCCCCCGACGACCTGTTCCGTATCGCTCTGCCAATCCTCAAGGTGGTTGAAGCGGACCCGTCCTGGCGCTTGGAGAGCCTGTGCCTCTCGCACCCCGATGTGGACTTCTTCGATGGCTTCCAGAAGAAGCAGGCAAAGGCCATCTGCGGTCAGTGCGCGGTTAGCGAGCGCTGCCTCCAGTTCGCCATGGAGAACAATGAAGAGGCCGGTGTGTGGGGCGGCTTGGACGACCACGAACGTAAGGCACTTAAGGGCAAGGCCCCCAGGAAGCGATACCGCTGAAATGGACCAGTACGCCAAGAACAAGTACACGGAGAACCCGCACACAGCCAAGCCCACTCTTCCAAGTGGGGATGAGTGGAGCAAGTTCGTAAAAGACAAGCAGAACCAGTACAGCCAGTACAGCACAGACCGCTTGTCAGAGATGATCAGCAAGGCTGTGACTCACGCAACAGAAGAGCTTGTTCAGATGATCAAGGACCTTCAAGAGCAGATCGAAGAACTATGGGAAGCAGTGTCAGATGAGGATTGAAGTACTACGAATGATCAAGTGTCTATTGCACGAACTCAAGATGCGGGTGTACCAGTGGTGGTACAGGTGGAACCGATGAAGATCGGTATAGCGAGCGCGGACTACCTGCGTGCAGACAAGAATCCCGATGGTACAGAAGCCTGGGGCGGCTCTGGGTGGGCGCGTGTCGGTCAGTACATCGACTACTACCGTGCAGCAGGCCACGAAGTGGCTGCGGGTGTGTTATGGCAGCGCGACGGCAGGTTCTACATCGAACGCGCCGACCTGAGCGTGTTGGAGCCTGACATCATCATCATGCAGAGGCTGATGCACGATGGCATCGCTGCCACCATCAAGACTGCCAAAGCCGGTGGTCAGGTCATCATTAACGACCTTGATGACTGGTACTGGGGACTGGACCCAAGCAACCTTGCTTTCAACGCATCGCACCCCAAGAACAGTCCCACCGAGAACACCAACTTCTATGCCAGCGTGCTTTCGTCCTCTAGTGTGCTTACCGTTAGCACCCCATACCTCGCGGAACGTATGCGCAACCGCGTAAAGTGCCCCGTCGTCGTCATTCCAAATTACATCGATGTCAACCGCTTCACACCAGTGCAGCAGTCACTTGGTACTCCCACCTTTGGGTGGGCGGGGTCCACTGGTCACCGTAGTGGCGACCTTGAGACAGTCGCTGGCGTACTACGCCGCCCCATTACGGATAAGACGATCAACTTCCAGCACTCTGGAGAGCACCCCTCTGGAACTCCCATGCACGAACTGTTGGGAGTACCCAAGGTATCGGTAGCCACACTGCCCCTTACCATTGCGCAGAACTACCCTTCACTGCTCAACTTTGATGTTGGCATCGTTCCTCTGCGTGATACGCCATTCAACATGGCCAAGAGCGATATCAAGGGACTTGAGTACTCAGCTTCCGGTATCCCATTCATCGCTCAAGACCTACCGAGTTACAAGCAACTCCACAAGGAGTGGAACGGCGCATTCTGGCTGGCAGACCGTCCCAAGGACTGGGTCACCGGCATGAAGAAAATGATGGACTATTCCTATAGATGCGAACGCCAGCAAGAGCTTCTGGAGCTTGTGAAAGGTCGTGACATCGCCTATGGTGCGGGCGAGTGGCTTGACTTCCTTGACAGCGTCAAGTAGCCTAAGCATCCCCTTAGTAGAGAAGCGACTCAATGACCAAGGTACTCATATTGGGAGACTCCCACGGGTCCCCGCAATTCATCTCCAACATTCACGCTGAAGCTCGCGAGCTAGGCGTGACGAAGGTAGTCCAGCTTGGCGACTTCGGCTATAACTTCGACTCCAACGTGCTGGCCTCCATCGGAGCATGGCTGGACCGTGACCCAGAGCACGAATGGTTCTGGCTGGACGGCAACCACGACGAGCACAACTACATCGAAGGGGCCATCCTCAAGGGGGAGTTCCCCGGCTACCCGGTGCCCCACTTCCACGCCCGCATGTACTACTGCCACCGTGGTTCGACCACGGTCATTGGCAGCAAGTGGTGCCTGGTCCTGGGAGGTGCGTACAGCATCGACAAGCAGTACAGGACTCAGTACGTGTCGTGGTGGCCCCAAGAGATGATTCGACAGGGAGATGTACACCGGGCACTAGAGAACGCAGAGGGGCGCAAGATCGATGTGATGTTCACGCACGATGCCCCCAACTCGCCCCATCTTCTTGATTGGTTGAAGAGCGATGGGTACAAGATCGACCCGTTCTCGTCGGAGAACCGGGCCGCTTTGTCTTACGTTGTGGATATGGTGCGCCCCACCGACCTGTACCACGGTCACTTCCACCACCGCTACGAGGCCCCCTACTACGGTCCTGACGGGTGGCGTACTCAGGTACACGGCGTAGGTGCCAACGTCGATGAGAAGACCTTTAGGGTCGATAACACAGCCAAGTACAATGTCAATTACATCGTAGAGGAGTGGTAATGAGTGACCTACCCGGCAAGCTCACGCAGATGAGCATGGAATCTCAATTTGATGATTACGACGGAGTACTCATGGACGCTGCCCATGAGATTCGTCGTCTGACTCAAAGTGTCTGGACGGCTGAAAGCGATATGCGTGAAGCTACGCTGAACGCAGAGTGCTGGAAAGCCCTGAACTGCCAGGCCGCCGACGAGATCGAACGACTGCGTGCCGAAGTGGAGCAGTTGGAGAGCGCATGGACCTTCATCAACATCTGGAGGGGCCGCTACGAGTCCGAGCGTGCGTTGGCTGACCAGTTGGCCGAAGCCCTGCGTGAAGTCAGCGAGGTCACCAAGGTGTTGCACGGTCGGGGTGATCTGGCCGACTGCTTGATCCAATCGTTTACCACTCTGGCTACTTATGAGACAGCACACAAGGAGGCCGACCGTGGCTGACGACATTGTGACCCGACTGCGGTGCAATCCTGTGGATTGCGACGGCAAGTGCTGGAACTGCCTAGCAGCCGACGAGATTGAACGGCTGCGTGCCGTGCTTGACGCCATCGACGCCCTACACCGTGGCCTGTATTACTGCTGTGAATGTGATTACGAGTGGCCCTGCCCGACGCACCTGCTCATCCACCCGATGACGCTTGACGAAGCCATCAACACGCTTGGGACGGTGCATAAGTGAGTAACACCTTTGAAGAAGACCTTGCAGAAGCTAAAGCGTACGTTAGGACCCGTTACCCACTGCTCTCTGCGATGTCTGACCAGCACAGGATGCTGGTCACTCACGTCGACAGCCATGCCGAAGCGCACAGGGCTATCACCGAACTCATCCAGATTCGGTTCACTGAGATTCACGGGCTGAACTGACCCCGTAAACGACAAATGGCCCCCTCCAGCTTCGGCTGGAGGGGGCCATTTCCGTATGTGTTATGGCACATCAATACCGGGGTGGGTGCATGCCACCCGATGGAACCGGCGTGAGTAGGAGTCGTAGCACCACGGTCGCACACCGTGTGCCTCAATCGTGGCCAGCAAGGCGCTCATAGAGGCGTATGGCGAGCTAACGACAGCCCGTTGGGTGCAGATACCGGCACGGTCACAGGCGGCTCCCAGAGCCACTGTGGTGAGTTGCCCGTAGCCAGCCGCCCCCCGCCCACTGTAGGACAGGATGCACCCCCTACCGTCCCAGTACTTGAACTGGGCACCGTAGCGCACGTTCCAGCAACCGCCAGCTTCCTTGTTGGCGATGTCCCACACAGCAGTCTCCCATGAAGCGACTTGCTTGGGGGTCCAGTTCCGCTGCTTCGCCACCATACGGTATGCGGTGATAACAGGAGACTTGCTCCCGTGGTTGTAGTGGATGGAGTTGACTGTTGTCCGAACCTGGACAACGGTGGGTGCCGGTGCAACCGATGGAGCATGGCTTGTCAGCATGAGCACTAGCATTGCGATGGTCTTCATATCTCACCTCTCTGGACTCCCCAAGGGGAGCCGTTGTAATGAAACTGTAATATTAGCACGGATGCACTGACCCAATCCAGTACATTGGCCATAAACGACGAAAGAGCGGGGGCATCGCCCCCGCTCTAACTGTTTGGCTGTGTATGAGTGCGCCCTTGCTTACTTGGTTTCGTCGTCGTCGTCGTCGTCTTCGTCTTCTTCGATGAACATGAGGGTTCCGCTGGAGATTTCGTCGTTGACTACGAGCCACCGCTCCACCACCGAAGCACTGGACTCTATTGCGCTCTCAAAGGAGCGGCTGGCCACCAGTGCGTCATCCACTGAGTGGACGAGGCTGAACAGTATGAGCAGGTACAGGAGGAAGAACCATGCCTGCGTGATCACGAAGGTGGGGAGAATGCCGACGAAGAGTACGAACATCGCCCCCTTCGTGCAGAGCCTCGTCTGTTGGTTCAGTATGTCTTTCATTCGCTCATCATCTCCAGTAGGTCTTTGAGCAATTCGTTCGTTTCCTTGGCAAGTCCGACCTGTTCCTCCAGGTAGTCACGGATGGGGACCAGCATCATTGCCATGTTGTTGTCCATCTTGTTGATGGCGTGAGTCAAGCGTCCGATTCCATCGGTGAACGACTGTTCCCGGTCGGTGGGCAGTTCGTAGTGATTTGAGGGTGCAAGCCCCTCAGTGTCTGTGGGGAAGCTGGTGGTAACCGAATTATCCACGGGCACCCCCATCGTCGTGGTGATGGTCATGGACAGGGAGTTCACCATGTACTCCAACCAGGGCCAGTAGAACTTGGCCGCATCGATTGCGTCCTTGCTCTCCTTGAGGCCCTGGTTGGTCATGTCCCGGTAGAGCTTGATTGCCGGGATGGCGCTCCCCTGGGAGATGCGCTTAGCGATGTGGTACAGATCGCCTGTGGTAATGGTCTTGAATGCCATTTCAAAGCCTCTCTAAGAGTTAGGGGTTGGCCAAACGTACGGAAGGTCGTCGGGCACTTCTGGCCACACTATTCCGTAGATGTCGGGGCGCTTGCGAATGAGATTGCTGCGGTGGGACACCATGACATCCATGTCGTCCAACCACTGAGGAACCGCTGAATCAGTGGTCGGAGCGTACGGGTAAAACCTTTCCAACAGGCTGTCGTTGTAGCCACGGCCAATCCACTCACGGCACATGACGATGCCGTATTGAGCGAGGGCTTCGGTGTGCCCCCGCCACATCTTCACAGCGGGATGGTTCTGCCACCCGTACTGTTCGGTGGTAAGGGCCTTGATGATCTGCCACGCTTCCACACGCTGCTTACCAAGACGCTGGCGGTCCAACACCTCAGCAGTGCGCTTGAAGTCGGAACCGTAGGGTACGAATGTTTGCATGATCAGATCACTCTCTGTTCGGTGCTGTAGTTGATCTTCCAGTCCTCAAACTCCAAAGGGAAGCTCTCCAGTACAGCGTCAATTGCCATGATGAGATCGTGCCTCTGCTGCTCCGTCAGTGGGGCGACAGTGGCGATGTCGGTGGTGTAGATGAAGTGGTTCATATCTCTTCCTGTAGTAGTGGGGGCGAGGCCAAGGGAGAACACCCCTGAACCCCTGGGCACCGCCCCCACGATCTTAGTGAAGGCGGTGGCACTCGCAGTGGCACTCGTCATCGAACAACCAGTCGCCAACATCTTCCTGCCAGCAGTCCCTGTGCTTGCCCATTTGGCATTTGATTGAGATGCACGGGCTGACCGTGATGCGGGCGGTAGTGAAGTAGAACCACCACAACCACACCACGGTCAGCACCGTGGTGACGATCACCGTGACGGTGACCGCCGTAACCGTGCTGGTACTCACCAGCCGCTGCCGTCGTTCAGCACATCGATGAGAGCCTTCGTCAGTTCGCCGGGGAGGTCGTTGACGTTAGCGATGTCGATGTGGGAGTTGGCACCCATGTCACGGTTGGAGTGCTGCATGCCGTAGCGGACCATCACGAACGTGCGGTTGTCGCTGGCCCAACGCTGGAGGCCAGGGAAGCCGTACGTCCACTCACCATCGGTGAAGATGATGACGAGGTGACGAGAGGCTTCCTCAGGGTTGTGAGTCCCCAGGTCGTCCAGAGCATCGGTCGGGTCGGTGCCGCCCATGGCAGGCCACAGGGTGGGAGTTGGCTTGCCGTCCTGCCACACCCGGTAGTTCTGACTGCCAGCACTCCACAGGGTGTAGGTGGCACCGATACCCAGCGCCTCGCACGCCAGAGCAGTGGCGTACAGCGCCTCGCTAAGGGCCTCCATGGGAGGTCCACCCATGCTGCCCGATACGTCGCACAGCATGCTCACATGTACATCCAGTCCGGTGTTGCCGTGGTCGTCCAGGTGGCGACGGAAGTCACGGTCGCCCGTGTTCTTCGTGCGGTACGCCAGCGGGTCGATGATGCCATTCTCCTTACGGTTCTGCCAGACAGGGGCAGAGGTCGTCACAAAGGTGTTGAGCGCCTGCTGGATGCCCTGCGAGGTAAACTCAGCACGCTCTTGCAACTCAGTCGACATGGTCGGCTCGTCATCGGGGTACGACTGGAGTCCATCGACATCGGACTTGACGTTGGCTTCACGGGCCATCTGCTGAACGTCCTGGTCCTGACGAACAGCGTTCTCGTACTTCTCCTGCATGCTGCGGAGAGCGTCCGACAGCGACTCAGTGGTCTGCTGCGTAGTGTCGCTGCTGTCATCGGATTGACCATTGCTGGAGCCGTCCGACTCGTCGTCGCCTTCCTCGTCGCCAGAGCCGCCTGCGCCGCCCTGTCCTTCCTCGTCGCCGCCCTCATCGGACTGCTCGTCGCCAGAGCCGCCTGCGTCGGGAGAACCCTCTCCCTCGTCGTCACCCTCG